AAGCTTGCCTGTCGGCTTGTAGTGGGGAATTTTGCCTGAGCTTGTCAGTTTATAAAGATGTGATTCTGTGATGCCCATATATTCACAGGCTTCAGCAACTGTGAAAACAGTCTTTGCCGCACTGTAGAATCTATCTACATGGTCAATCGTCAGAAACTTTGGATTGATGTAATCCAGTTTCTCTTCTATACTATGAAGACGCTTGGGAATGTCACATTCGACAAGGTCGGTGAGACGCTGATTGATGGATATTATCATTTCAAGCGTACTCTCAGTTATTGGGATCTTTCGTCTGCCCATACTATTTGATTATTGATGTTCAACAATATAGAGGTTGCCCTCCGTTACCAATGTAAACCGGTTACGGAGGGCAAAAGTAGGCTGTTTAAGACGATTAAGAAAGAGAGAATATCGAGACTCGGCTTCATTCTCTCGTTCAGTATCTATCCCATTCTTTATATTTGTTTGCCAGAGTTTCTTATCCTTTGATATTTCTGCCCAATCTGGCGTACAGCAGCATCAATGATTTTCTCCTTGGCTGACATCTCCAGATTTGATATGGAATAGAGTGCGGAAGACAGTGATTTCTGGGTCATAGTTCCCTTACCTGTCGAGCTGACTATACTCTTCTTTTGGGCAAGGACATACTGCCAGTTGCGGATGATAAGATTATAGATGGCCAATTGATCAAAGAAAAAAGCAACGAGTCTGTTATTGCAGGAATGAAGTGGAACTGTTAGGTTGCCGTCCAAAAGAGAAAACAGGTCTTCCACGACGATGATCTCATGAAAGATTTTGGCATCGTTGCAACAACGGGCGAGAACTTCCAAATCGTCCATGTCAAGACAGGAACAGAACTGAATGGCTGCTTCATCGTGAAGCCGACCAACATAATTGTTGGTTTTCGATGTCGGCAGGGTAGTGTCGAACTGATGGAGCAGTTCTCTCAAATCGGAATCATTCAGATTACTGGAGCGGAAGAAGGACTCGACAAGGTCACGTCTGTTCGTGAGAAGCTTGTCAACGATACGATAGTTCTTCTGATGCTCATTCTTGCTCCAGGCATCCACTGCATCATGGAACTCGTGGCTGTACAAAAAATCATCAGCGTAACGCTGATAAATCTTGCCTTGGTTGATAACTTCGACCTGATAAAGGTCATACGCTTCACGGATGAGTTCGACCAATCCTGACTCACCGGTTTTCGGCGTGGTCAGATGGCCTGACCACATCAGTCTCTCCAAAAAGAGAGAGGGAGAATTTTTCTTTTCTCATTGCACTTTAATGAATTTAAATATGAATAATATATAGCATAATTGCTTCAAAAGTCATTCGTATTCATTATGTTAATGCAATGGGGGAAACCCCACTGACTCATAATAGCACCTACCAAGCAGATGTATTCAAACATTTGACAATCACATGTTCTTTTTACCCTAACTTCTCGATAGCACATAATGAACCAATTTGGGGTACAAAGATACAGACCTTCTGTGCAGCCATTCTTCACAGACACTTCTTAACGAAAAAAAGTGAGCAATTTTAATGTTTGCTCACTTCTTTTCATGCAGTTATCTTAATTTGAACTGATTATCCTTGATTGTACTTGGATGCTATTCTTTTTAGTTCCACGTCATAGGAGCTATAGTCAGTTTGAGCCTGAAGAGCCTGAAGTCCGGAAATTAAACTTCCCTTATGTGGTGCTTTCCCATTGATGGAGAAACAAACCTGTGTCTTAATCCAGTAGTCTTTGTTGGTCTTTGAAAATGCGTTGTATATAAAATAAGACAGTTGCCTTTGACTCTTCATCCACGCAACGGGTTTTCTGGTTGCACTTGTCCCAAGATTGAAGATACTCAGGAAAGCATCTGCTGTGGTGTTGCTGTCAATGTAACCATGCTCTATGAGTTCGTAATAGAGATCGCGTACCCTGTGAGAACCATAACTGGCCTCGAAGTAAAGGTCTTCTTGTGGCTTTGTGAGTTTTGTGAAATCGACTTCTGGGTAGAGTTGCATGAGTTTCTCCGCTCTCTTATACTGTTTCTCTGTGATAGGGAGAGACGATAGCTTGTTGTTCTTGCTTATATTCCAGAGTTCTTCGAAGTGTGACCACTTATGCCTTGTCGTAAGATGCAATATGCTACCTATGGCATAGGCCAGGAATTTCAGCGTATAAAGGTCTGTGTCGCCTTTGGGCTGGTACTCCGCTGTAAGGAAGCCCTCACGAACAGCTCTGTCAAACAAAGCAGCTGCCTCTTCATTCGCAAACTCCTTGACCAAATATTTATATTGGCCCTTGGATTCCTCTTCATGCTCATAACACACTTCCATGATGGCATTCATTGAATGCACAACCTTGGACAGAGCATTATAGTTGCTTTCAGGAATGATGCCCATTCCTTCTTTCAGATATTGCTCAAGCATCTTTGGAGAACCCATAGATGCAATTTTATTGAGCAGAACAGGGTCGGAATCGAACCTTACGTATTCAATCACGTCGTTCGCCCAGTTCTCGAAGTTCATAAGCTCTTCTGCATAGGAGAAGATATTAGGCTTCCCCAGTATGCAGATGTTATAGGTGAGCTGCTTTACAAACTTGTTGAACTTGACAAAACTAAGAACTGCCTTTTGTCGCGTACCCATAATATAATAATGTGTATTGAATCTACTTGTTGATATCAGGAATGAGATTCACGGCAGCCTGCTTGTTTTTGTCAAGCACCTTTGCGTAAATCTGTGTAGTGGCCAGTTCTCTGTGGCCGAGTAGTTTGGAAACGGTATAGATGTCAGCTCCCAAGTCGAGCATCATGACAGCAAACGTATGCCTTCCGCAGTGGAAGGTAATGTTTTTGGTTATGCCGGCAGCAAGTGCCCATCGTTTTAGTTCCAAAGAAGTCCACGATCCGTATGTGAATCCCTCGAATACACGGTCAACATCATTCCGTCTTGTTCCAAGATATGCTGCTGCCTGGTCTGAGATGTCAAGATATTCCTGACCGCCTGTTTTCTTCTGCTTGAAAACAATTCGGGTGAAGTTCCCGAATTTCCGAACCTCGCCCCAAGTGAGTCTTTCGATGTCACTTTTACGAAGTCCCGTAAGACATGAAAACAGGAAGGATGCTTTCAGAATAGGGTAGTTACATGGAGTCGCTGCCAGTTTCTTCACCTCTTCGAGTGTAAGGTACTCGCGCTCAACTTCTTCTTGCTTGAAGCCTTCAATGCCGCGAAGAGGATTCTTCTGGATAATCCGTTCCTCGTAAGCCTGATTGATGCAAGCACGCAGTTTGTTGAAATAGGATACCTTCGAGTTCTGAGATAAGCCCTCAAATACATAGGACACCTTGGGGTCTCTCTTCTTTTGGGCATCCTTTTCAGCACTGTTCAAATAATCCTTGAACCCTTGAATCCATTCGGCATCGATTTCGTCAAACGTCGTGGCTTCGTCACAATACACCTCCAAGTGCTTGAGGCAGCTGTGCCAGTTTCCCCAATTACCTTTGGAGTCCGGCGTTTTCAGCCTATCTGCGCACATCTTGCGATAATAGTCTAAAAATCGCACACCTTTAGTCTTTGGTGTACTGATGTCGAACTTGCCATTGATAATTTCCAGTTCTCTCTGGGCACGACGAGCATTGGCAGCTGCTAATGTGCTTTTGTTTAACTCTCTGTCTTTAGTGGTGGTTGGTTCAACTAGATAGAGCTTCAGATACTCCTTATGTCGCTTGCCACCCATATTGATGTCAAGGTAGAGACTGGAGCTGCCATCCTTGAGTTTCTTCTCGCGGAGTTTTACTTGTCCTCTTTGGACGGATGCAGATTTTTTCGTCATAGTTCTTTATAAATTAAAAGATAACCACTTTGTGTCTCTCCGAGGGACACTCATTCTGTCCCCGGGGGACAGTTTTTTGTGCCTTTGATGTGATCTCGGGGGACATCTGGGGGACAAATTTACGAAAAAAACTGCAAATAAACCAAGAGCCATGAAAAGAAAAGAAAATATCCTTGCAAACTTTAACACTTGATTTTAAGCGGTTTACAAGGATATTTTTGCTCTTTTTACTATTTTCTTTTCAGCGGTATCACTTTCCGATGCAAAAATGTTTGAAAATATTGTTTAGCGTTTCTTGTGAG